TTGGTAGCCATTTCAGCTATCTCTTCAACAGTATGACCTCGGTTTTGAGTTGTTTGAACACCCAAATCACCTATTGATATTTCAAATTTATCTGTTTGCATTAGTATTTTTTAGGTTCTGGTGGGTTTAAATCTATATCATTTCTGTCTATCATACCAACTGGCTTTCTTTTTTCTTCAATTTCTATATCAGAAAACTTGCAAACTTTTATACCAGAACCATTTTGGTAAGTAATTTTAGGATCACGCAGCCTATGATAACCATATAACTTATCTTTAAGATCAATATTAGTATCTAATAAAGATGATCTAGGTGATATTGATACAATTATTCCTGCGTCCATACATTTAGCTAGCCAAAACTCAACACAAGCCCTACCTGCTTCTGCAAAGTGCATATTGCTTTTATAAGTAAAATCTACACCAAATACAGAAATACTCTCTACCTTTTTCCATAAAGCAAATGCAATAGAATAAGCAATTGTGTTATTAAAATAAGAACAGCCAGTTTCTTCTACAACAGACTGCAATGGATATTCAATAACAGCAGGAACTCTAGCATCTAATTCACAAGAATAGATAGGATAATTTGCTAATGGCAACTGTATTCTCATCATATCCGTCATGCTGCCAGCATCTTCAGTATCTAAAAATCTACTCATTGGGTCCAATATAAATGCTCGATCTATATTAGGTAATGCACCAATCATTGCATTAATAGCCCATACTTCATCAAAAATAACACTATTAACCTGGGATAAATGAAAGTCTAATTGACTTTGACCCATAGCAACTATTGCAATATTTTTGCCTTTTAGTTGCTCTATTGATGTCTTATCAGACATTTATTCTTCTTTGTCCACTCCTGTAAGCGTCTTTTCTATTGTAACCATCTGATTCAAGCGTAAGGCGCTCTAACGCTTCTTTAAACCTTTTTTCGTAATTATTAAGAATATCTTGCTCACCTTTCATATAAGTATAAGCTTCAGCTAAACTTCCATATAAAAGAGCTTCGCTAGCATTAGTCCCAAGCCATGAAGTTCCACTTGAAGCTGTAGTAATTGACTCAGGAATATAAAAATAATGAATCTCTACTGTATAACCTGAATTTGGTGATGGACCAACTATGAAAAAATCATCATCAAACTGCGCATAATACTTTGGAACACCTGTTGTAGCCGATGCTGGATATGCTTCTCTTATAAAATTAACATCTTTATTAAGTAAGTAATTATAATTGCTGTCACTATCTATAACAGCTAATGAATAAGGATATAAATAATCTGTTGGGGTTGCTAAATAAGCATTACCACTTGTAAATGTTCCTGTTTGATTCTTTCTAAAATTAGGAAGTTCAACGGATTTAATTATTCTATTCTCAGCTTGTACGATTATATTTGTCATATTAGAAACAAAAGATGTTTCAGTATTCTCAGTATAATCTTGTATAGCTGATTTTAATGTTGTAAATGTCCAAGCCATATTATGATGTACTCACTGTTAATTTTCCTATTTTGCCTTCCATTTTAAGCCCCATAGTGCTTGATCCAAATTGGACCATTCCTCCGCCTATAGGATTCCATGCAGTATATCTAGTAGAATCAGCTTCCCCTCTGTCAACTCTAGGGTTAAACAATGCCTGAGGATCAACAATATTTAATTCACCAAGCTTAAGTTGAGGTTGATCTTCATCAAAACATTCTCTACAGACTCTTAAACCATTTCTTTTGCTATCTTCTATTTGATAGCGTAATTCGTTTAACTTATAGGTAAAACCACATCTATCGCAGTCCCCTAAAGCTTTTGATGCTCTTGCATAACTCATAAATTTATTTAAACCAACCTAGAACTTTTTTTCCGACCTTATCAACTACTGCAACACCTTCTGTAAGTACCTTTGGTGGCTTACTTGCTATCCCTAAAGTTGCACCTTCCGTAAATCCTTTCGCAAATGCTTTATCGTCTGCTGTCGGCTTTTCTAAATCTGAAATAGTTTTCGGATTAATCACTATAACCCCACCAAAATCTACATGAGGGATAACATTAGAAGTGGACAGCTTTAAATGTAGGTCTCCGTGTTTGTCGTACCAAACGCCAGCATCCATGCTTACTCCTTTTCCTGGACCACCATCTACACCAGCCCATACTTTTGCTTGATTACCATCGGGATTTACATAACTCCATTTCATCACATCGGAAACTGTTACCCCGATATGAGCAGATACCTTAATTTCCATTCCTCTGCCATCGTGATTATCTAAAGACGCATCAAAGCCTTGCTTCTCATTTACTGTTTCTACATTGCAGATATGGTCAAAGTTCCATTTATCTGTATGTACCCACTTTTTTCCAGTTTCTTTTTTAAAATAAAAATTCCCTTTATCATCAACATAGAAACAATCTTCATCTGAACTATTGCTAATGTAGTACCCCGAAGGAACTTTTTGCTCTATTGTCATAGTAACTCTCGCATGACTTTTAGTAATTGTTATATGATAAGTCAGGAACGAATCGAACCGATGCTTTTTCTCTATCAGCATCACTAACATCGCCCCACAATTCATCATATCTTTGTTTAATCATAGGAACCCTATTTAAAGCTTCTGGATTCTTGCAAGCAATATTATAAGCTAGCGCATAAGTCAAACATGGTAAATACCTTGCTGGAACATCTGCATTATTGCTAGTAGGCTCGCCTGCATCCTCTATTCTTTGAATATAGTCATAAACCAAAGTATATGTTTCTGTACTATCTGGGGTAGACCATAAGACAATATTAGATGTAGAAGCGCCTTTATCTATATAAAACTGAGTTGGTTTAGACTGATTTAGTTTGGTTGCCTGGTGATTATATTCAGTTCTTGAAATTCTATTTAAGCGTTGATCGAACTGTTTACTAATATCTCCTGAGTCTGTCCTAATAAAAGCATCAACAACATCTAAGGCAGAGCTCGGTAACGCATAACTATTTGTTCCAGCAGTAATTGCCTGTGTATTCTGTTCAATACTCCAAAGATTTGTGCCTTTGTTTTGCCACTCTAAAAAAACTAGATTTAAAGCTCTTTTAGCGCCACGATACTCATAGCCTGAGCGAACTTCCATACCACAAAGATCATAGGCTTCTTCTATGATATCGCCTATGTCTAAGTTAAATGTAGTAGTTCCACTGGTTGCCATTATTAAGTTTTTCCACCGCCAAATGTTTTTTTGACATATTCCTTATAAGATTGGGCTTGCTTACCTACTTCGGTAGCGCCTCCTCCCATATAAGATTTTTTGCCTTTTTTGTCAGCTTTTTGATTCTTTTCTTTGAATCTAGTGTTTCTTCCTAATCCTTTCATATTATTTTCCTAATTGACACACACCTATAATACCCTGAATAATCAAGGTATTATAAATATGCTACGTTAAAAATTATTTCTTTTTAGTAGTTGATTTCTTTTTCGCTGGTGCTTTTTTCTTAGCTGGTGCTTTTTTCTTAGTTGGCGTTTTTCC